TCGGCTGGCCGGGGGCGACGCCTGCCCAGTAGGTGACGACGACCTTCGCGGCCGTCGCGGTGTCGAGCGTGATCGTTGCCGGAAAGGCGTCCTGGTCGACATCATAGTCGGCGGCCGCCAGGGCCACGCCGTCGACTGTCACGGTGATCGGGTACGTCGCCGAGATCAGGACTGGCGGGGCCGGCAGCTCAAGGAGGCTGCCGCCGGCCTTCCAAGTGGCCCGGTACTGGGTGGCGACGAGCGTCACCGAGAGGCGGCTCTCGACGAGCCGGCGGGCCGCGGCGAGTTTGTCGAGCAGGAACCGATCGTACTCGGTCACGTCCGCGAGCATTCCACACTGGGCCTTGGCCTCTGTGAGCGACACAGGCTCGACGACAGGCCACTGGAGGACGCGGATCGTGTCGGGCTTCGCCATCGCTTCCTCCGGATAGACGGAAGGCCGGGGCCGGCATCCCTGCCAGCCCCGGCCCCCAAAGAATCACGAATCGACCGATCAGGCCTTCGCGAGGCGGCCGACGAACTCGGGGGCGTGATTCGCCACGCCGAACCGGGTGTTCGCGACGTAGAGAACCTGACGATTCCGCATCAGGATCTCGCGGCCCGCCTCGATCTCGAGGCCCGTGTCCTTCAGGCCGACGGCGGTCGACATCGAGAAGTCGCCGTAGAGGGCCAGCGTCGTGGAGGGGAGACCCTTCACGAGGTAGACAGGGGCACCAAAGATCGTCGGGACCACTCGGCCACCGCCGACCGTCTGGGTCGTCTGCTGCGCCGACCAGATCTTCATGAGGTCGACCCAGCCGGCACGGCTGCACACCCAGGCCGAGGTGCCCATCACGGTCTCGTCGACCTTGCCGACAACGTCGGCCAGGTTGGCGACAGTCGTCGAGGCGTTCGCCGCGACGGTGATGGTGTTACCAGCGGCGACCGCGGCAGCGAGGCCGGTGATCGTCGGGTTGCTGGCCTGGCCCGCGAGCCAGAGCGAGTCCATCTTCTGGGCGTAGGCCAGAGCGAACCGCTCGGCCACGAGGCCCGCAACGTCGAGCGGCGAGTCCTCGATCAGGCTTCGCGAGATCGCGACTGAGCCCCGCATCTCGTACATCGTCAGCGCACCGACCGAGGTCACGAGATCCTGGTCCGTGGTCGCGGTCCCTTCGGCGACGAGCGACGCGGTCGCGTCGCCGACCTTCGGGAAATCGATCTTCTGGCCGCGGGGCCGGACGACCGTCGCGAGCTGGAGAGCGACCGACGCGTACTGGAGCCGGTTGACGATCGCGCCGAACAGCTCCTTCACGACGTACTCGGAACCGATCCCGTCGTAGGTCGTCGAGGTCTCGCCCATCGCTCGGCTTTCGCCGATGCCGACGGCCTTCAGGTAGTGGCCGACCGCCTCGGCAGCACGACGCGAGGAAAACAGCTTGATGCCGCTTCGCACGTCGGAGGGCTCCTGGAAGCCTTCGAGGTCGGCCTTCTCGGTGGCCTTCGGCGAGCTAGCCGGGGTGCCGGTCACGGCCCGCAGGCTGGCGAGCTTTTCGTCGAGGTCACGCTCGGCCGATGCGTCCTTGCCGAGAGCGTCGGCTCGGACGGCGAGGGCCGAGAGCCGCTCGTCGATCCGTGCCCGCTCGGCGTCGTCGGACGCCTCCAGCGAGCGGAGGTCGTTGATCTCGGCGGCGACCTTCGCGGCCTCGTCCTGGATGCGTGCGAGCTTGGGCGACGGCATGTGGAGTCCCTTCGTGTGTTCGTGTGGTGTACTTACCGCACGTCACGATAGGGCCGTTCGTCCCGGCAGAATCTCGCAGGCGTTCTATCGTAGGACGATCAGCGACACGTTCCGGACGTGCATGTCTTCGCGCGCTCGGCAACGCATCGAGGGCACTTGCACGCGCAGCGCTGCTCGATCCGTCCGTCTGGCTTCCACACCCCGCGGACGCATGTCTGGCCGCAGTCGCAGGCCGTCGGCGTCGGTGCCGGCGACGGAGCCGCCTCGGGCAGCATCGAGGCGCGAGCCGCCGACACGGCCGCAGCCGCCTTCGGGGCCTCGAGATCGACGGCCCGAGGATCCGACGAGAGCCAGACCAGGATCGCGACGAAGGCGTTCCAGATTCCGGAGAGCATCACCAGCCCCTTCCGTGTTGCACGATCGGGTAGCCGTCTTCGCCGATGCTCGCGGCCCTCGCGACGTGGTGGTCCGGCTGCTGATCCTCGGGCGGCTTCTCGGCCAGGAGAGCGACCCAGAGCAGGCTCCGAGCGGCCCTGGCGATCCAGCGGACGACCGGACGCTCGGACGGCTTCGGAGTGGTGTCGTGCGACGACGCGAGCCAGTAGCCGACGACTAGGGCGACGACGACAGCGGCGAGAGTTCGGCGATCCATGTCAGACCTCAGGGCGACAGCGTGAACGTGAACGGAGCGAACATGTCGGCGATCGTTTCGGGCGGTGCCGGCGTGAGCCAGTTTCCGTTGTTGAGGTCACGCCAGCCGAAGCCGGCGACCGAGCCGACAGCGAACGAGTCCTTCTGCCGGAGCATCGACTCGACGACGGGCCGCGTCACCCAGAACGAGCCGTCGGGCTGGTCTGGCGGAAACTTGCCGCGATAGGTGATCCATCTCGGACCCCACGAGTTCAGACACAGAAGAGCGTCAGACGGCGACCCGTTCTTCTGGTAGCGGACCGCGATAAAACACATCTCGTGAGCCCACTGGCCCGAGGCCGCGGCGTAGCCATGCTGATCGGTGACGCTCGCGAATCCCTGCATCGACGCGACCGGGATCGGGAAGCCGGCCTCGATCGCGGCGGCCGCCTCGGCCCAGGTCGTGACCATCGCGACGTGTTGGGCCGGATGTCGCTTCGCGATCGCGTCGAGTTTGCCGCCGTCGCCCTGTCCGCCGCAGCCGTACGCGCCCCACTCTTTCGCCCGATTCGCCGAGTAGGCCGATAGGTCGTAGCGGTCGAACTTCTCGCGGTAGACGACGCCCCAGTCGCGGACGAACCGAGCGGCAGCCGCCCCGAACGATCCGTCGGAGTAGCCGCCGACCGGCGACGAGCCGTCACCGCTTCGGCCCCTGGCCTCGACGCGCGATCCGCCATAGATCGCCTCGGTGCTTGGAAAGAGCGGAGGCTCGGCGAGTCGGCCGGTCTCCCAGTCGACGGCCTGGGCGACGTAGACGCCGTGGGACCAGCCCCACGAAACGCAGTCGCCGATCCCTTGCCGCTCGACGATCCACGGCTTTCCGTAGCGTGCGACGTGCGCCCGGTTCGCGGCCCGATAGAGAAACGTGTCGACGCCTTTCGCCTCGCGGACAGTCTCGGCCCCGGCCTGCCGGAACAGCGGCTCGGGCAACTCGGCGAGAAACGCCTCGACGCCTTGCGGGTCGGGCCGGTAGCCGAAGTTTTCGTCGCCCGGCCACGCCGACGGGCCTGGGCCTCGATCAAGGCCGGCGACGATCGCGGCGGCCGCCAGCCCGAGGAGCAGAGCGACCGCCAGCCAGCGGAGAGCGTTAGCGCGAGGCATCGGCAGCAGCCCTCGCGATGTCACGGTAGGCCGCCACCCACGCCGACCGCTGGGCCGGCGTCAGCGGACCGCCGGATGTCCCGGCCGTCGCGTCGAGGTGCGACTTGATGGCCTCGCGGGCTCGCGGGTGCTTCTCGCCAAGCGACACGCCACGGCATCGCAGCTCTCGGGCCCGCTGCCGCAGATCGTCGACCGCGACGCCTGTCCTGATCAGCGGCTCGGTCTGCATTCCATCCCACTCGACCTCCGAGGCGAGTTCGTCCATCAAGGCCGACACGGTCGCGGCGTCGGCCGCCGCGTCGGGGCCGACAAACGTCCCGCGAAGATTCAGCCCGCCGGGGGCCGGGCCTGGGACCGGTGTCGGTGCCGGCGGCGAGGACTGGGCCCACGCGTAGGCGGCCGCCGCAAGAAGGGCCGCCCCGACGACGTGTCTCCGCTCAATGGCCGGCAGCGACACGGTCGAGGCGTACTGGTTCAACTTGTCGCCAGCGAACGCATACGCCGCGGCGGCGATCAGGAGCGCGACGATCATCGGGCAAGCCTCACAAGCGGAAGGAGCTGCTCGAGCACGCCGCCCGCGAGAGCCAGGACGAGCGACCGCACAGCCGGACGGGCGACGAGCCAGATCGGGTAGAGCGTCACAGGGACCGCGTAGTCGGCGACCGCGTCAAACAGCCGGGCGACGGCGTCGAGGGCCATGGCTTTTTTCTCAGCGCCAGAAAGCGTCGACACGGAGTCGAGAGCCGACACGACTAGCCGAAGCAGGGCGAGGAGCAGCTCGCCGAACTCGCCCCACGTCAGCCCGTCGGATGCCGCGACCTTCGCCGACGCGATGTAGGTCGTGATCTTGTCGAGGAGGCCCGGCTGGTCGACGGCCTTCGTGATCGGGACGACCGTGATACTCATCGTTTCCGTCTCCAGATTTGATCGGCCGGGACGACTTGCCGGCGACGCTGCCGACAGGTCTGACACTCGACGTAGCGGACCTGGCGGTCGCCGGCCCGCTTCGACGACTCGACTCGGCAGCGGCCGCCGCATGTAGGGCACTCAGCCGGCATGTACCTTCATCCTGGCGACGGCGGCCGCGGCGGCTGCCCTGGCTCCAGCCAGGGTCGAGACCTTCACCGATCGCGACGGCGTTCCGTCGTTTCCAGCGGCCGAGACGATTCCTTCCGGGTAGTCGTCGACCCACACGTCGATCGCGAGGCCGGCAGCGGCCGCCGCGTCGCGCTTCTGAGTGTTCGGGCCGCAGAGGATCAGGTCAGCGATGTCGAGGTCGCCGAACGCGAGCCGAAGCTCGTCGCGATT